CCGACGATGTACCAGCCTTCGGGGGCAAGCGCGTTGCTGCTTGCCAGCGTGTCCACCGGCTTGCTGTCCATGTCGCGGACCTGCGCCTCTGCCATCGAACGCTTGGCTTGCCCGTCGAGTTTGCCGTACATGCCCGCCAGTTCCGGCGAGGTTGAGGACCGTTGGGCCGCAAACTCCGCAGCCGCAATGTCCACTACGGCGCGGCGAACGTGCATCGGCAAGCATTCAGGCTTATAGAGCAGGCTCACGCGTACGCGCGTTGTGTTGGTGAACACGTCGGTCTGGTTCTGGCGGTCGTACAGGAACTCGCCGACCTGCACTAGTTCAAGATGGCTGCTGGTGTTGTCGCTTTCGATGAACAGAGTGCCAGCGGGAACCGCGAGCTTGCCGTTTACGTCGGGCGTGATTTCCTGATTGAGCCTGTCGGAGAACGCCCATCGGTGGGCCTGCTGGACTTCGCGGGAGACTTGATCCAGAATCTCCTCGGCAGTACCCAGTTCCGAGCGGGTGCCCGTGTCGAGGCCGGGCGACGGATTCCGACCGCACTTGGTCAGGATCAATCGCACCATCTGTTGTCTGTTCATGGTAAAACCACCCCGGACGCTTTCGCATCGACGGGGTGGGGGTGAGGGAGGGCTATTTAGTTGTTGGTGCTGTTGTTGAGGCCGATGGAATCGACGACGAGGACGAGTTCGCCATTGATGGTCAGAACACAGTCCGCGTCAATGTCCGTGTCGGTCTGAACGCCGATGTTGAAGAACAACTTGGGGGTTGCGCTGTTGACGAACAAGACCGAAGACATGCCGCCAGTTGCATAGGCAATCTGGTTGGTAGTGTCCCAGCCCGCAGCCCCGCCTGTTTCCGCGTTCGCCAACTGCGTTGCGGGGATGACGTTCTGCATTGTGGTCGCCAGCGTGCTTGCGGAAGCAGTTGCCGTGCCAACGCCAAATCGCACCGAAGTGGCCGCGTTGTTGATGTTTGCGTCTGCCCCGTCCTTCGCAAGAGACAGCGTGCAGGCGGCGTGGTTGATCTTTGTAAAGGTGCGAAGACTTGCGTTGAACGTGCCGAGTTCAAGGCCCGCGTAGGCCAATGCGTTCGTCACGGTCAACTTGACGTTGTTGAAGCGAATACGAATCTGCGTGGTGGGCGAGTAGGGGTCGCTGCAACGAACCGAGAACCGACCATTGGCCGGGTCCGAAGGCTGCGTTGCCGTCCACATCGCCGCAATGTCCTCGTTGGGGTTGCAAATAACCCCACGAGATGCGTCTTGATAATTGGCGTTTGCCATTGGGTGTTTTCTCCAAAGCGGCGGGGGCCGAAGCCCCCAGCCGCGTCAAATTCATTACACTGCTGCGCGAGTCGAGGTCGTTTGGGTGTTGATTTCGATGGCGAACGCGCACTCGGGGTTGAGCGGCGCGATCGTCCACTGGCCGACGAGCGCGAAAGTCTCGGACAGGCCGAGTTCGTGCTTGTCGTACACGGCCATCATCGGCTTCTCTTCGGTGACGTGAATTGCACCCTTGCCGCCGTTGGTCGCGACCATGCCGAGCAGAACCGGGAAGCCGGTAGAGCCGGTCGGGTTGAAGTTCCCGCGAAGCGCGCTGGGGCCGTCGATGACGTTGGAGGCGGGAAGAACACCCGCGCCGTAGTTACCGTTGGACGGCAGCGTGCTTTCGTCGCCGGTGTAGCGGTTGACCGTCGCGAGGATGGTCAGGTCGAACGCGGGCAGGTAGACCGCCTTGCGTTGCAGGTTGCCATTGCTCAGGATGATGTTGTCGGTCGTGAAGGCGCGTTCGTTGCCGTACGCCTGCAAGCCCGCCATGAACTCTGAGTCGGCAATGGCAAGACGCTGGCCGGGTCCATTCGGAGCGTTCTTCTGGTCCAAGGTCAGACGCAGAAGTTCCAAGCACCGGAAGGTGTTTTCACGGGACGTAGAGCCGCCAATACCAATCGCCGCGCTGACGCAAGCGTTCAGAGAGCCGGGGTTGCCACCGCCTTGCGAGATGATCGTACCCTGATTGTGCGCCCACAGAGGAACGCCGCTCACGGTGATGGTCTTGGACGCGGCACGAGCAGCCAGAGCCAACGCGCGAACCACGCGACGGCTCTTGAGGATGCCCATGTTGTAGCGGTGCTGGCGACCCACGTTGGCCATCGTCTGAGCAGCCCACTCCACGCGACGAGAATCAGACTCGTGCAGCGTGTGCGCCTGATAGAGCAGGTCGTCGGCTTCGCGCGTGATGGTCTTGTAGAACTGACCGGACACCTGCCCGTTCATCACGTCGCCCTTGGCGAGCGTCAGCGGGGCGGGCGTTCCAGCGTCGAAGCGGTGGCGGTACGAGCCGCCCGGCTCGGCGGGAATGTTGGTGATACCAGCAATGTTGGTGTTGTCAAACACCGGCTCGGCCTGCATGGGCAGGTTGGTACCCTGCACATACATTTCGAGCAGCATCGAACGATCATCCGTAGAGCCGTCGTTGGCCCCAGGATTGATGAAAACTGCCATGTGTTGATTCCTTCTGAATCAGTGCAAGCGACACCCCGCCTGTGCCGAGGTGTCGCTACATGGCGCGTCCGTCAACCGGGTCGGCATGGCCGAGTGTCCGGTTCGTGGCGTGCTACTTTGCGGCTCGTGGGATCGCGTTCGCGTGCGTGGTACACCCACGCCTGCGACTGCACAAAACAACAAGGGGCGGTTTCCCGCCCCTCGCTTTACTTCTTGATGTTCTTCTCGAACGCCGCGAGTTTGGCTTTCAACTCAGCGTTCTCGGCTGCGACGGCCTCTGCCTTTGCCGCCGTCACCTTGGCGTCTGCAAGCATCTCGGTCAACTTCTTGGGCTTGCCGATTGCGGTGGCCTTCGCCATCGCACTCTGTTCGGCGTCGTGTTCGTTGTCCTTGGGGTCGCCCATGACGTACGTTTGGCCGTCTTCGGTGCGGAGTTCGACCTTGAACTCGATTGCCCCGCCCGCAACGCGGCTCATCCACACGTACTTGTCCAGCCCGTATTCACCCAGAAAGTTCAGCAGTTTCGGTTGTTCAATCGTGGTACTCACTTGTTCACCTTCCTGAAAAGTGCGAAGTCGCTGGCCGTCCCCTGTCCAGCGGCGATTCGCGCAGTCGCGTCCAACTTGGCCTTCCTCACTTCGTCATCACTGGCAGGCCCCGGCGCGGACCCGTTGATCGGCTTCGGACCCGTGCTTCCGCCGTACTTGCGCGTGTGGTGCTGCTGCAAGAGCAACGCCGCTGCGTCGAATGTTTCGTGGTTGCTCATCAGCCGCACGATGCGGGCGTGTTCTTCGGCTGGGACGTATGACTCCCAGTCCTTGCCGAGTTCGGCCAGCTTGTCGGCACCGCCCACGACTTCCGCCGCGCGACGTTCGTTCGCCTCAACCTTGCCAAACTCTTCCTTGAGCAACGCACGCATCGCGGGGATGCGCGTACGCGGAGGCAGGCCCTTGAAGTCATCGTGGGCCAAGGCGAGTTTGTCAACCACCGAATCGCCAAGCGCGTTGGCCTTGTGCATCCGGTACAGGTCATCGCCGCTGAAACCAGCATCCTTCAACACCTTGGCCGTATCGACCGGCTTGCTGGTGTCGGGTTCCTTCTGTTCCTCCTTTGGGAACATCGGCGTGCTGATCGGCTTGGCGTCTTCCTTGGGCTTGCCAACCAGACGCTCCGCGCTCTTGTACGCACGCTCCGCGTCGGCCACCGTCTTGAACGGCTTGCCCTCGCCGATCAGGTCGCCTTCTGCGAGCGGCACGAGGCCCTGGCTTGCGTGCAATTCACGCAACCCTTTGACCAACTGAGCCGCCGCGTCTTCGGGCGTAGAACCCTTGAACTTGCCTGCAAGAACAACCTCCTGCACCGGCTGCTGATCTTTGGGCGCAGCATCACCCGCAGTAGCCGTAGCCACTGCCGTATTCGCATCTGCCATCACTTACCCCTATTGCGGCGCGAGTTGCTGTCGAACGACAGCACCCGCTGTACGGGCCGCTTCCCGCCCACCCTCCATCGCCGATTCCGTCTGTGCCTGCAACTGTGCCGCCGCCTGTGCTTCGGCCTGCTGCTCCTCACGAGTCTTCACCATGCCCGGCTCGAACACGTTGTTTAGTCGCATAATCGCGGTGAACACGTTGTTCATGTTGAGCGACGCCATGACATCCGGCCCCATCTGAGAGGCCAGTTGCACAACCTCGCCAAGCCTGCGAGCCTTGATCTGCTGGACAGCCAACGAGGTTCCCGTGAGAACCTTCGGGCTGATGTATTGCTTCCACTCGTCGGGAATCGACGGGAGCAATCGCCGGATGTCGTACATCACCACCGCAATCTGATGCGGCTGCGTGGTCGCTTGGAACGAGGACAAGGCCCCGCCGAGCATCTGCTCCAACTGGCTGCTCACGCGCTCGACCTGCAAGGCCGTTACGCGGTCCACGTTGGGCAGTGATGCCGCGATGATGCCAAGGCTCTCGGCCACCCGCTGTTCGGTCGCTGCGATAGCCGCTTGCACCACGCCGGGCGAACTGCCTGGATTCGCGTACAACGCGGCAACGTCGCCCACAACCCCGCCCACCACGCTCGCCCGCATCGCGTAGCCCGACGGCCACTTGAGATGTTCCGGGTCAGTGGGCGAACCGTGGTTCACAGCCCACTTGACGTTGGACACCATGCGAGCGATTTCGAGAAGCCGCAGCCCAAGTTCATCGAGGGCCGCAAGGCTTGCAAGGTGGGCAGAGAGGGGCGAAGTGCCGT